GAGAACGGGTGCTGGCTTGTGACGGGTCGGCTGAATGGGGTGAGAGTGAGAAGGTCGACGAGGCTGCCGGATACGGCGGCCTACAAGGCGATGGCTGAGAAGGAGAGGTTGGCGATTGAGAGGGGGATATTCGAGAAGGGGGCGGGCAAGAGTTATGTGCCTGTCGAGACCTTCAAGGATGCGGCGAAGGGGTATGAGTCGTGGCGGAAGATGGAGGGGCGGCTGACCTATGAGACGGAGAGGGTGGTCGAGAGGCTGGTGAATGGGTGGGGCGAGGTGAAGCTGATAGATATTACGAGGGGGGCGATTGAGACTTATGCGATGCGGGAGTGGGCAGGGCTCAAGCCGGGCAGCGTGAGGCGGTATTTGAATGTGATGCGGGCGATACTGCGGCATGCGCAGAAGAATGTGAGCGGGTTCGATGGGGTCGAGGTTCCGATACCGAGGGTGAATGATGCGAGGGACACGCACTTCGATGAGGTGCAGGCCAATGCGTTTCTGGAGTGGGCGAAGAGGGAGAGGGCAGAGCTTTATCCGCACTTCGTGACGCTGATTGATACGGGTGTGCGGTTGAATGAGATGATGGCGCTGCGGATCACGAGCTTTGGGGCGGGCGTGGTGAAGGTGAGGAGGAGTCTGAAGACGGGTAAGACTATTACGAGGGACATCCCGTTGAGTGAGGAGATGGTGAGACTGGTGGAGGGGTGGAAGGGGAGACGGCCAGGGTCGAAGCTGTATGTGGTGGGTAAGGGGGTGGCCAAGTGGGATGTGACGAGGACTGGCATCGCGTTGAACAAGGCGTTGCGGGAGGGGTGCAAGGCGATTGGGCTGGATCATCTGGCCGAGGGTGAGACAAGCATGCGGGTGCACGACTTGAGGCACACGTTTGCTTACCTGACGGCGAAGGCTGGGGCTGATGTGGGCGACTTGCAGTATCTGATGGGGCATGAGGATGTGAGTATGACCATGCGGTATCGTGGATTTATTCAAAGCAGGGCAAGGACTTACGTTGGGCTTGCGAGACGTGTCGCGGCGGAAGGGTGAGGAGGAGGAGAATGGCATCGAGGAGAGAGCCTGCGGACATGCAAGTGCATCCAGTGATGCGCGAGTTGTTCGAGGAGATGAGAAAGCAGAAGCGAGACTTTGATGGGCTGGCGAGGCAGGCTGGGCTGGCGAAGAGCACAATTCAGAAATGGCCGACTTCGGGGAACCCGAGCCTGTTGAGTTTCATTGCGGTGGCTCAGGCGTTGGGGATGAAGGTCGTGCTGGAAGAGATAGAGATAAGGAAAGAGGTGAACCAATGATACGGAATGGGAGTGGGCTGCTGGGTGCGAAGCCGGTGAAGCCTATGATGACGGGAAAGATGAAGTCGCATGGGGTTAGTTATGGGCTGAGTGAGGCGGGGTATGATCTGAGGATCAAGCAGGAGGTGTGGCTGCACCCGTTCAGGAGGTTCAGGTTGGCCAGCACGTTTGAGTATTTTGAGATGCCGACAGACTTGGTTGGTGTGGTGCATGACAAGTCGACTTGGGCGAGGAGGGGGCTGAGTGTTTTCAATACGGTGATCGAGCCGGGTTGGAGGGGGTGGCTGACCTTGGAGTTGGTCTATCATGGGTGGGGAGTGTTGAGGGTGCCAGCGGGTGCGGGCATTGCGCAGGTGTTATTTCATGAGGTGAGTGTGGGGGCCAAGTATGATGGCAAGTATCAAGATCAGGGGAACGAGCCGGTGAGGGCGATCTTGGAGGGAGAGCGGTGATAGGTGCAAGAAGGGGGCCACGCGGCCCCCTTCTTCGTTTCGATCACCATGCCTTGCAGGACCAGTAGCGGGCGCTGGTCTTGGGTCCGGGTTCGTCGCAGTTGTGGCGGGCACGGAAGGATGCGCGGCGCTTGGGGTTCGACTTCTTGATGGTCATGTTCGGGTCGCCGAAGCGCACGACCTTGGTGGAGCTGCCATCCTTGACGCAGACGGCTGACTTCTTGGGGCCACCTGGGGTGCGGAAGGGCTTGGAGAGCGACTTGCCTTTGCAGGCGGAGGAGACGCGGGGAGACTTAGCCATCGAGTTGCTCCGTGGGTGAGACGCCGTTCATGGGGCGGAGGGTTGAGGGGTCGAAGGTGGCGGGCGGTGCAGCGCAGGGGGACGGGGAGAGGGTGTAGCCAAGGGATGCGAGGTGGGCAGCGTAGAGGGGGAGCCAGTCGGAGAGGCGCATGACGACGAGGGAGTCTGTGTCGGGCATGCGATTGCGGCGGGAGATCACGACGGGGGCGTCGGGGGTGCGGGAGGCTGCGATGCCACGCTCGGCTTGGGCGAGGGCTTCGTAGGGGGAGAAGCGCTCGGTGCGCTTGGCTTCGATCCAGATGGTGGGAGTGCCGGAGATGTCGGCTCGACCACCGCCTCCGATGTTGCGGCCGCCTCCGGAGAGGGGGGCTCGGAAGACTTGGCCACGGGAGGCGAAGATGGTGTCGTCGATGAGGCGGGCGAGGTCGCGCTCGTAAGCGTCGCCCTTGGCCTTCATGCCTCGGCCGTTGGTGCGTTTCTTCTTGGGGGTTAGGGTGTCGGTCATCATTCCATCTCCAGCCATGAGTCGGGAACGCCGGAGAGATTGTCCGACTTGCAGGTGTCGCAGATATATTGCCACTTCGGGCGGGGGTGCGTCGTCCGACAGCGGATGCAGGGACGCTGCCATGTCTCTTCGGTCTTGGCGGGGGCGACTGCGTATTTCGCGCCCTCGAACTCGGCCATGCCTTCTCGCATCAGGATGCGTTTAAGAGTGTCTGTGCAGACTTCGAAGCGCTTCGCCATCGCACGGTAAGTGTAACCATTGTCCAGCATGTGCCGCAGCGTTTCGCGCTCCGACTTGGTGAGCGGACGGCGGCTAATCTTCATGGGTGTCGTGCTCCTGTGTTGGTGAGAAGGGTGTCAAAGGCCCGGCCCGGAGGGGCCGGGCGTGTTTGAACGCCCACTCTGTTACACTTTGAGGGGGTAGTGGAGGGGGTGCCATCACTTTGGGGATTGACGCGCTTTTTCGCGGATGAGTAGAATCGCGAAGCGCTATAGGGAAAGTAGAAAAAGTTCACACAGGCGTCCCCCTTCGGGGCCGCCTTTGACAAAGTCCACTTACACAGCGCAGTAAGACTAATAGCACCAATAGATCGCGTCATACCCACCTCCGAACTTCATGGAGAGGCAAGCTCAGCTTGCGCGCGATGTCCTCAACAGACATGCCCATCCCCGCAAAGTGCGCAGCCTTCTGCTTGGGCGAGATCGTCGAGACAATGTATTGCGAACCATCCATGAGGCGCTCGGCCCAGCCGACATAGTGCGTCTCGTGCAGGTCGGTCTGCTGTCTGACTTTGCCGAAGCTGATGTGGCTCACCATCTTCAGGCGGCTGTCCGCTTCGAGGCGCTGCTCCAGGTAAGCGAATGGCGACCACTCACGACCGCCGCTATCCCAGACTTGTAGGTCTCCATCGAGGAGCCCCGCCTTTGCTTTCGCTTCGCTCTTGTCCCTGAAGACCTGCGTGACGATGACCTGCGTGTCGATGTCTGTGAGCTGCGCAGTCGAGCCAGCCTCTCGACCAAGGCCACCCTCGCCAGGCTTGTTGCGGTGGTGGACCAGCACGACCGATGAGCCGAACTCGTTGCGGATCGTCTTGGCCACATGGTTGACCTTGAACCAGTCCTGAGTGCTGGCTTCGTCCATACCTCCGAAGGCGTTGCGGATCGTGTCGACCACAACGATGTCGGGCCTCACGACTGAGCACCACTCTCCAAGCAGCTTGAAGCCCTCCTCGGTGGCGAGGTTCATCTGACCTCCATCCTCGGGTCGGATGAGCGTCGGGGTCCACAGTGCGAAGTGTTCGCCGGTATCCCCGAACATCTTGTTGAAGCCGCCGAGACGGTGCAGCACTGTGCGCGCCGGGTTGTCGTAGTCGAGGTAGAGAACCTTGCCCGGCTTGGGCGTCTCGTAGGGGCCGAAGGCTGAGCGCCCAGACGCCATCGAGGTGAGCAGTGCGGCGAGGAAGTAGGACTTGCCGTGCCCGTTGTAGCCAACGACCTGCGTGATAGTGCCAGCGGGGATGAGCGGGTCGACCCAGTATGTGGTGTCGCCGAGCGTGTCGAGCAGGCGCTGGACGTCACCAGAGAAGACGGGACGCAGCCTGCCGAGCGCGACCTGCTGTTGCTTGGGTGCCTCTTGCTTGCGGTTGCCGTGAGCGTCGTAGTCGTCGGGGTAGTTGCGGCGATCCATGTCGCAGGCGGAGCGCAGAACAGTAGCGAACTCGCCGGGTGGCAGGGCCTCGCTGAAGAACTCGTCCATGTAGGCGTGGCAGACGCTGACGAGGTCTTCGCCCATGACACCCTTGCGCGCCTTCTGGCCAGCAAAGCGGAGGAGCCACTGGTTACGGCCGTCGCCGTCGGCCAGCTTGCGTCCGAGTAGGGCGACCCTGATCTTGGTCTGATCGTAGATCGAGGTCGACTCATCTGGATTGTGAGCCCGCACACCTTCGAGGTTCAGCGCGTCGAAGGAGAAGCCCTGCTCCGCCGTCGCCTCGGTCGGTTTGCCCTGCCACGGGAAGTCTGAGATGTCGTCGAGGTCGATGCCGTAGCCAACCTCCCAGGCATACTCGTGAACAACCTCACCATCCTTGAGCTTGATGCTGGGCGGCATGAGGACGTAGCCACCATCTCCACGGAAATCGAGGCCCATCACGTCGGGCCAATCCCTCGCCGTGCCGCCCACCTTGTTGGCGAAGCGCAGCCCGCGACCGGGGTGGGCGAAGTAGAAGTGCTTACCCCGTGTCGTCTTCACTGAGACAGGCGATGTCATCTTTGCCTTGGCTGCATAGGCCAGGGCTTCCTCATTGTCGCAGTCGAGAACGACTACCCCTGAGATCGAGCCCGTCACCAGCCCTATGTTGAATGGGGTGACGCGGTGGCCAGACTCGGATGGGACGCCGTTCTCGAACCAGTCTTCAACCTCATCGACAGTAATGGAGCGGGTCTGATACTCCATCCACTTAATGAGTGGCTTCTTGCTGGCCACGCTGATGGGGATGATGTTCCATCCCCGGTCAAGCGCCTCAAGAGACTGCTCTCGCAGCCTCTTGAACCAGTCATTGCTCTTCGCTGTCTCGCGTTCCATCTTCTGCTTCCTCGAAGTAATCATTGATGTTCATGTTAGGATTGAGTTCGAGGACTTTAGCGAGGACTGGCGTTCCCATGTAGCCAGTCCTGATGGCGCGATAAGGCGTCGTTCGTGTTCTGCCGAGCAACTTCGCGAAGGCTGCGACGCCGCCGCAGTCTTCGATCAGCCGCTTTGCATTGAACCGTAGGACCATCTTGGCCTCTCCCCGTTGCAGTTTCGTGTGCCTCAAATCTCTATGGCCTAACTTGTCACTCGTAAATAACGGGTGTCACGAATGTGTAACAGATTAGGTCTTCGCGTTCTTGTCTTGTATGCCCTCTCCGAATAGTGTGTGTGAACTAAACGTAACTATAACGGAGAGCCCTATGTCAGACTGGGATGCTTACAAGAAGGTGGACTCGCGATCAGACATCGCTGTAGCTGCCGAGGAATTTCAAAAGTTGATGGAACAGAAGGAGCGGATCGACGAGCGCCTTGAGGTGCTTGAGATCAAACTCGCGGCCGAGTTCAAGGAGGAAGTCGGCGAGCAGATCATCCGCGTCGGCGACACCCGCATCGTCACATGCACCCGCACCGAGCGCTGGAGCTGGGACACCGAGACACTGGAGGCGATCCTTGCTGCCTCGCCAAACCTGCCATCTCACGTCAAGCGCAGCTTGAGCGTAGACAAGCGGAAGTTCGAAGGCCTCAGTGACGACGACAAGAAGACCCTTCTTCCAGCCCTCACTCGCAAGCCGGGCGGCGCGAAGATCAAGGTTCAGGAGGTCGGCTGATGTCCGACTGGAACAGTTACCAGAAGGAGAAGCCGATGTTCAGTCCGATGAATACCAAAGACCACACAACTTCCTACCGGAAGTGCCTGCTCTATGGACACCACGGCTGGGGCAAGACCACCCAGTTCAAGCACTACCAAGAAGCATATGGTCCGGGCTTCATCATCTCCGGCGAGTCTGGCCTGTCCTCGATCCGCAGCGCAGGCATCGACTACCTGCCATTCACCAGCTGGAACGGAAAGAGCGATCCACAAAATGGTGAGTTCAGCTTCGTCGACATCTTCAGGTGGACCCGCACCGATGACTTCAAGTCGCGTGGCTACAAGTGGATCGGCATCGACTCCCTGACTGAGCTGAGCGATCACTCCCTGAAGGCAGCCGAGGCTGAGTCCGAAGAGAATGCCAAGCGCACGGGCAAGAAGGCCAATGGCTTTGAGGTGTGGGGCAACCATGCAGCGCAGGTCGTGGGTGCATGCAAGGCTATCCGAGACATGCCGATGCACGTCCTTGTCACGGCGCTGGCCAAGGAGAACCAAGACGACAACGGCAACGTCGAATACTGGCCTATGGTGGGCGGCAAGGCCACGATGCAGCAGCTTCCAGGCATCTTCGACTGCGTGTTCTGCGGTGTTCGGACGACGACGCCCGACGCCAATGGGGCGCAACAGGTGGTCCGACTTGTCGTGACTGAGGAGGTCCGTGGCTGGAAGGGCAAGGTGCGCGACGAGAACCGCCGCCTCCGGCCCATCGAGCGCACGGCCAACATCACCGATCTCTTCAAGCGCATGGACATGAGCGACGAAGAGTTCAAGCGCTGGCAGGGGGCTCAGGCCCCTGCGGCCGAGAAGACTGACGACCAATCGTAACGCCATCAAGGAGACCAAGCATGGCATTTTCTTTCAATCAACTTAACCTTGAGAACGTGAACGCAGCGGCTGCCGCAGACACCCTCAAGCCGGGGCGCTATCAGTGCCGGGTGACGAAGGCGGAAGTGAAAGCAACAAAGACTGGCGGAACGCAGCTCGAAGTCACACTCACCGACTTGGGTGGTCAGGGCTCGATCCGCGCATGGATCAACGTCCACGTTCCCTCATCCGCAGAGGCAACCCGGATCGGCCGCGAGCAGCTCAAGGCTCTTCTGTTGTTCGGTGGTCACAAGACGCCAGACCACCCCGGCGACATCAAGTCTGTCGTTGGTCTCAAGCCCGGCGTGGCGGTTGGCACTGACGACTACGAGAAGGACGGCGAGACCCGCAAGGGCTCGAAGGTTCGCGGCTTCTTCAATCCCTCCGAGATCACTGGATCGGGAGCGTCCTCTGGTGGCTCGACTGGAGGCTCCAACCCGCCTCCGCGCATGGACCTGAACGACGACATCCCGTTCTGATGGACGACCAGCAGGACTGAAATCAATACCATAGCAGGGAGGGGGAAGCCCCTCCCTGTAGAAAGAAGAAGGCCAATGATCGACATCACAGAGCGCATCGAGCAAGCCTTCCACGAAGAGAAGCGCGACCAGCCCAGAGAATACATTGGGGCATCGGGCATCGGTCACGCCTGTGATGCCAACACTGCCTTCTCGTGGCGTGGGTATCCAGATACCCCACCCGACTCACGGCTGAAGCGCATCTTCAGGGATGGCCACCGCATTGAGACGCAAGTCGTGAAGGATATGAGGAAGGCTGGGCTTCAGGTCATGGAGCAAGACCCCATGACCGGCAAGCAGTGGCGCTACACCAGATATGGTGGTCACGCCATGGGCAACGCTGATGGACTGATCGAGATCGAGGGCCGGGTCGTTGGCCTTGAGATCAAGTCGATGAACGATGACAAGTTCAAGTCCTTCCGGGATCATGGAGTTAAGTATAGCCACCCCATCTACTACGATCAGATGCAGTTCATCATGGGCATGTCTGGCATCCATAGCTTTGTGATCGTGTCCTACAACAAGAACACCTCGGAGTATCACCACCAATACATCGAGTTCGATGAGTTCCGCTTCTACTCGCTGGAGGCCAAGGTCGAGCGAGTGCTGAGCAATCAGGCGCAGCGGGTCAGCCACGACGAAAGCGATTGGCGGTGCCGTGGATGC